TCCTGCAGATTATTCAGCTGCGAACTGAGATCACCGAACATATCGGACAGGGATTCATCCACCCGTTTGAGCGACAGGGTAAACTCAATCCGGCGCGGCATACCGTCACGGAAAAACTCCGTTTTAGTCTGATTCAGTCCCTCAATCACATACATGCCGTAAATCGTGCCGCTGCCTTCAATCAGTGGCCATGCTTTCCCCTGTTCTGCCATCTGCTCCAGTGCCAGCAACGACAGCCTGCCGCCTGTTATTTCCGGCATAAGAACGCCAGAAAGCGTCAGCATGTCGTTATCCGGTCCCAGAAACTGCGTTGACGGGCGTCGGTTAACCCGGCTGTTAGCCGCATGTCGCCAGCTGCGCTGATACTGCAGCTCCTGATACGGCACGGTGCGCAGCATAAACACGTACAATCCCAGCACCATCATCATGCGTCGTATCCCCCCTGATCGCTGTAGTTACTCCTGGCTTTTGCCTTCAGCCTGCGTTCACGTTCATCAAGCTGGCGGGCCACCTCCCGCGCAATATCCTGCGCACTTTGTCCTGGCTGTGTCTGGATGATGATCTGCGTCGGTGCTTCAATCCGGTAAATGGGCGGCACAGTAGCTGCACGACTCACCATCGCTTCACCGCCTTTCGCGGGAAGCGCCAAAGGATGCAACGGTGGAAGCTCTGCTGGCGCGGCAGCAACACCCATCATTCCGGCGACAACGGCAGCCAGTGCAGCTGTATTTCTCCGGCTGGTCACGTTTGCCGGGCCGTTAACAATTTCCGGCCCGTTTTCACCGACGATGCCAAACTGCCCGCGCGGGATATAGCCGCCGCTGTCATACATCCCCGCAAAGCCATATCCCCATGACGGAAAACCACCCGATGGCATCATCACTTTACCGTCTGTATTCACCGTCGCAGGTTGCTGACGCGTCACACTTTCCGGTAGTTTCGCCTTTGCGGCCTCTTTACTGACAACGCCGAGTTTCTCCAGCAACCAGGAAACGCCGGATTTCAGGGAGTCCAGCGGATGCATGACCATATTCAGCCCTTCCGCCAGTGCCTCCCCGAATCGCCGCCCCATTGCCGCTGCACTCTGCAGTTCGGCAGAGGTCGACTTAACGGGCGTCAGCAGATCAGTAAACCAGCCCCAGAGCGCCTGCACTTTGTCGCCAATCCACTGAAACACAGGCTTAAGTGGTTCGAATGCTGCACTGACGGGACCTGCCGCCGCTTTGAATCCTTCCACCAGGCCACCAAGAAATGCGGTGATGGGTTGCCAGTATTTCCAGACAACCAGCGCCACGCCCGCCAGTGCAGTAACCACAAGACCTATCGGACTGAGCAGAGCACCTAACAGACCAGATACGGCATACAGGGCAACGCGCAGCATCGCCAGTGGACCAGATGCCAGTACTCGCAGCACCGTGCCTGCGGCGGCCAGTCCACCGCGCAGTACCGCCAGAGGATTCATAAACATCACAGCAACAGCACGTAAACCGGATAATCCAGACCGCAAAAGTGCAACCGGCGCACCTGCTACAGTTTTCAGGACATTTCCCGTCAGTGATGCCGTACGGCGCAAAGACGACAACGGCGCAGTAAGTAAACCCGCGGCGTTACCCGATGAAGCAAGCCCGCGTCGCAGCACTGCCAGTGGTGCGCCTGCCAGCCAGGACAACGCGTTGCTGGTTCGGGTTACTGCTGCCGTAACGGAAGGTAACGTTTTGATACCCAGCACAGAGAATCCCAGACGGATGACTGCCAGCGGCCCCAGCACTGCAGCTAACACCACCGCTAAGGTGCCGAGGCCCACGGTAACCGCAGCCACAACAGCCGCCGCTTTCATCAGTGTGCCCGTCAGTTCCGGGTTAGCTTCCACCCAGCGACGCAACGCCCCCGTGACGCTTTTCACCGTGTACAGAATATCCATCAGCGGCTGGCGCAGCGTTTCGCCCAGGCTGCTGAAGGTGTTCTGCGCTCCGGTTTTGACCAGCAACCACTGAGCAGAAAGTGAGTCCTTGTTGATGTCGGATTCTTTCTGCATGGAACCGAGCGCATCATTGCCCGCTGTCAGCTTTAACTGGCGCTGCAGTTCCGGCAGGTTGTTTGCCAGTTTCGCCGCGTCATCGCCAAACTCTTTACCAAACAACATGGTCATGGCAGACAGACGCTTGTCCTGCGGCAGTGCGTTCACCTTCTCCAGCACGCGCTGGATGGTTCCCATCGCATCCTTCGTCATCTGCTTTTCAATCACTTCAGGATTGAGTTTCAGCAGATTCATCCCTTCAAAGAAACTCTTGCTCTGCATGGTGGCAATGGACAATTCACGCACCATCGCGTTTGCTGCACTGGCTGCAACCTCCGGCGCAGCGCCCAGTGTCAGAAAGGTGGAACCCAGCGCCGCCGCTTTACGATAATCCAGACGGTCCGCCACACCGCCCAGACGTTGCATGACATCAATAATGTCTGCCCCTTTCGACATGGCGTTATCATCCAGATAGTTCAGCGCATCACCGAGCTGTTCAATATTGCGGGTAGGGATTTTGTAGAGCTGGGCGATTTTCCCCAGACTTTCTGACAGTTCATCCGCTGGCAGCTCAAAGGCTGTTGCCGCCTTTGCTGCTGTGCTGGCGAAGGCCAGCAGATCACGTTTCTGGTCTTCCCAGCTGTCGTCAGGGTTTGCGACGTTCATGCGCGCACCACCTTCAACCAGTGCAGCGAAGTCCACAGCACCGTTTTCCATCGGCAACTGTTCGCTGGCAGCCTTGATGGCATCCTGCATTTCATAAAAACGTGCAGTGCGGTTGCCATTATCGTCACGCAGACCATTGACCTGCTTTGCCACACCTTTCATGGCATCTTCTATGCTGGTATAGCTTTTTACTGCCGCCATCACTGGCGTCCCCATTGCCAACCCTGCAGCCGTGGTAGTGGCTCCGGCTCCTGCAATACGATCGCGCACCTCCAGCGAACGGGCATAACTGGCACGCGCCGCATTCATCCTGCGCTGAGCTTCCCCCAGTCGCTTCAGCCGCGCCTCCTGTTTCGACAGTTCCTGGTTATAACGTGATGTTTCACGGGCTAAACGGGCAGTTGCTCCCGCATCATCTTTCGCAGAAATTCCCGCCCGGTACAGTTCTGCACGCACAAGCGCCGTTTGCTTCTGCAAATATTTTTGTTGTTCTTCCAGGCGTTGGACTGCCAGCGTTTGCCGACCTAAAGCCACAAGGTGCCGTTGTGATGGTTGTTCCATCGCCTCCAGCTCAGAGCTAAGCAAATTAGCCTTCTGTCTGGCATAGTTCAGCCTGTCGCCTAACTTCTTGTTATCGGCCTGCAGCTTGCGAAATTTTTCCAGGCTGTTACCCGCCTGATTGAGTTGCTTTAATGCGTCACGGGAGTTTCTGATTGCGCCAGCCAGCTCTTTCGAACTGGCCTGTGCAGCACGGAATGGGCGGGTGAGTTTGTCAACCGCATTAAGAATGACCTGCAGGCGCAGGTTGTTATCACTCATCGTTGGCCCCGCTTCTCTGAATCGCTTTATACCGCCATTCCAGCACTTCGGTCAGCGGCATAACGTCAGTAACGGATGGCGTCCAGTGAAAAATGGTGGCGATATCTGCCACCAGATCGTCAACCGTCAGGCTGTCGGTAAACCGGCAAGCACCGACTTCTTCAACAAAAAAGTGACAACCTCAACCGACATGGCAGTGAGATCTGCCGGGTCCATCTCTACAATTTCCTGTGCGGTCAGTGCCGGGCTGGAGATGCGGGGGATCACGGTAATCATCGCGTTCACATCCATATCCATAATGGCCTGCAGGCGTGTACCGCGCAGCGCACCAGACTGCGGTTTACGCAGCACAATTTCGGTGATTTCCGTTTTACCGCGCTTGATAGGGGTATCCAGTTGAATGGTCTTTTCAGTCTGCTTATCACTCATTTTTCTGTCCTGTAAATTGGGTTCTGGCGCGGCATTCCGCGCCGTTCAGATACATCAGAGGCCGAGGGCGTTGCGGTGCGCTTCCATCAGGTCCACACCGTCCACAATTTCCACCATGTTGATAAGGTCCACTTCATAGAGCACCTCACCATTGATAGTCAGCTTCGCGTAACTGTTGGTACTGGTCACTTTGGTGGTGTTGCTTTCGCCCGTCTTCCACTCGCCGGAATCCACTTCTTTGTGACGTCCACGCACCACAAGCTCCACGGCCTGTACTTCCCCGGTATCATCACGCTGGATAGAGCCGGTAAAGCGCAACTGGATGCCATCCACCGTGGCTTTGCCCATCTGTTTAAACAGCAGCAGTTCAGTACCACCAATGGAAAATTCTGTGTCCAGCGCACTGTCATCAAGCCCCAGATCCACATCCACTGGACCCGGCATTCCGCCGCCGCGATACTTCTCATATTTGCGGGTGAATTTCGGCAGCGTCAGCGACTCTACGATCCCCTGCCAGTTGTTCCCGTCGTTAAACAGGTTCAGATGTTTTAATTTGCGTGGTAAAGCCATGTTGTCCCCTTACGCGCTGACCTGGCTGGCAAAATTCACCAGATACTGATCGGTGATGCGCTGGCGCAGCATCAGATTTTCAAGTGGCGGCACTGGCGTGTAGTCATAGTCGATGGTGAGTTTTCCGGCTTTCAGCGTGTCTTTGTCGTTCACCGACTCATCCAGCCAGCAATCACCACCAATGAGATAGCCCTGACTGACCAGGCTGCGCATTTTGGCGCGGATACCTTCGATAATGTCGCGGGCCAGCGACGGATTCAGCGGTTTGTCCACCGCCCACATGTGCGCTTCTGCCATCGTGTCCGTCAGTACCTGCGCGGTTCGGGTGTAGTTTTCGAAGGCAAAGAGCGGATCATCGCTCAGACAGCGGGAACCCCAGAAGCGGAAACCGTCTTTGCGGATAAGCGTGGTAACGTCGTTCTGGTTAAGCAGACCTGCATCGGTTGCCGGGTCCTGCAGATCCCAGAACACATCAGCAGAAATTCCGGTGACACCGTTCACGCCCACGTTGGACAGGCTTTTGTGCCATCCGGTCTGCTCATCAATTTTGGCGCGCAGACCGAGCGCACGGGCGGTGGCATATGCCGTTGCTTCGGCATTCAGCACCGTGTCCCAGCCCGTAAAGTCAGGCCAGATCAGCATCCCTTCGCGCTGGCTGAAGTTTTCACGGTAAGTGATCGCCTCCTGTACCGTCTTGCAGCCATACGCTGACAGGTAAGCAAACCCACGCAGGCTTTGCGCCACGCTCAGCAACTCAGTCGCAACGGCTTTGTTATCGTGGCCTGGCACGCCGAGAATGCGCGGTTTAACGCCGAGCTGTAACTGGGCAGATAACAGAGCTTTCATGCCTGTTTTTTTACCTTCAGCAGTCACTGCGCCGATGATATTGGTCGTGGTTTCTTCTTCCGTTTCACCCTGCGGCACACGCACAACAACGGTCACGGGTTTTGCCTGGTCAGCGATGGCATCCAGCGAACGGGCCAGAGTACCGGACTCACCCGCTTTACCGCTGGCAGTCAGCACATCAGTGATCAGCACGGGTTTATTAAGAGGAAACATTTTTGCATCGGCATCATCGCCCGTGCAGACCATACCCACGATGGCGGTGCTCACCGTGGTAATGGATCGGGTGCCTTCGTTGACTTCAACAACGCGCACCCCGTGGTGGTAATCCTGAGCCATAATGGCGAACCTCCTGATTGGATTAGGCTTCGCCCTATGTTGAAGTGATTGTGCCTGACAAACAGCTAAGCGCAGTTGTACCGTTATTCATACAAAATGACGGTATTTGTCTACTTGCAGGGATAATCAAAATAATGCTGATTCAGGGGGATTCATTGCTCTTATTTGCCGGAAATTTTCTATAAATTGTGGAAACACCCACATCAAAAATCAGTGCAATACGCTGTCTTGATTCTCCGGCCTCGAGTAAGCGTCCAATCTGTGCCCACTGTTCGGTGGTCAACTTAGGACGGCGTCCACCTACTCTGCCTTTATCACGAGCTGCAGCCAGCCCCGCCCTGGTACGTTCAACTATCAGTTCGCGTTCCATTTCAGCCAGGGCCCCCATGACATGAAAAAAGAAACGGCCCATTGGGGTGCTGGTATCAATACTGTCAGTCAGGCTTCGGAAATTCACGCCACGCTGACGCAACTCTTCTATCAGCGTAACAAGATGCCGCATACTGCGCCCCAACCTGTCCAGCTTCCAGACAACCAGAGTGTCTCCCGCCGATAGTGTCCTGAGCAGTTTTTTAAGCCCCGGTCTGTCGGACTTAGTGCCACTGATTTTGTCCTCAAAAATCCGCTCACATCCCGCGCAGTTCAGTGCATTACGTTGCAAATCGGTATTCTGGTCATTTGTTGACACGCGTACATAGCCAATAAGCATGAGCATCTCCTTGAATAAAAATCGGGGATGATGCCAGTTAGTCGTAATCGCTGCATTTTCTTAAACGTTGGTTTGGGAGAAGGTTCGGCATTACCCGTTGGCGTGCCTGTTCCGTGGCCTTCCGCCACTCCGCCAACAGGCTGGCTGAAATGCAACGGTGCCGCTTTTTCTGCTGAAGAATACCCGGAACTGGCAAAGGCTTATCCGACAAATAAATTGCCTGATTTACGTGGTGAGTTTATTCGTGGCTGGGATGACGGGCGTGGTGTGGATGCGGGACGTGCCTTGCTAAGTCTTCAGGATGACTCTTTTGAAGCGCACAGGCATGAGTCCTTTTTTTACGCGGGTATTTCTCGCAATGAAATACCATTAAAAAATCTTCCAAGTTCAGACGAGATGCTGACTTTAAGTTCTACAACTAATGCCTTGTCCCCGGACGGTATTGATGCCACTAATTCGTTAATTGGTAATGATGATTACAACTGTCTGATTGAAGGAAATAAAAATAACAAACGAACAGCGACGGGGTTGAGTACCAGTATTGTCGGTGCAGCAGAGACACGCCCACGTAATATTTCATTTAATTACATTGTGAGGGCTGCATGATGTATAACGCCATCTTGAATAGTAAATTTATTGCCACAAAGGCAGGAGAGATTACCGTTTATAACTATGACAGTGAGACACGGGAGTATATTTCTGCATCAACTGAATATCTTGCTGTGGGTGTCGGTATCCCTGCATATTCCTGTTTAGATGCTCCTGGCACACATAAGGCTGGTTATGCAATCTGCCGTTCGGCAGATTTAAACTCATGGGAATATGTGCCAGACCATCGCGGTGAAATCATCTATAGCACCGAAACAGGAGAATCGAAAGAAATCACAGCTCCGGGTGATTATCCTGAAAATACAACCACTATCGCCCCGTTAACGCCATACGATGAATGGGATGGTGAGAAATGGGTAACAGATACTGTGGCACAGCATAGCGCCGCAGTAGGCGCGGCAGAAGCACAGCGTCAGTCACTGATTGATACTGCAATGGCTTCCATTAGTCTGATTCAGCTGAAATTGCAGGCCGGACGGAATCTGACGCAGGCAGAAACCGCCCGACTTAACGCTGCGCTGGATTACATTGACGCGGTGACGGCAACAGATACCAGCACCGCGCCGGATGTCATCTGGCATGAACT